GATGAATCTAGGCGCATCAAATCGTTGCGGGCATTAAGGACTCAACTCTGTATTGAACTGGGAAAGCAGGTGAAATACAGGGCTATCCTATCAGGGCTTCCTACAGTACACCCAATGGATATCTTCCCTCAATACCTGTTCATAGACAGGGGGGAAACATTCGGGGGGAACTTCTGGAAATTCAGGAGAAAGTATTTCATAGATAAAGGATGGGGTAGGTTTCAGAAGTGGGTGTTGAATCCTAAAATGGCAGATGAGTTCATACAGAAAGTAGATGAGAAATGCATACGATTTCTCAAATCAGAATGCCTAGATTTACCTTCTAAATTAAAGCAAAAGCTATATATTCACCTTACCCACACCCAGATGAATGATTATCAAAAGCTAATGATAGGGGATGGGGACTTAGATGTAGGGAAATTAACACGACAGCAATTAGAAAATTGCCTGATGAAATATAGTCAGATAACAGGGGGCTTCTTAAAAGATAAAGAAGGAGAATACCAATACTATGAACGAAATCCTAAATTAGAAACTCTTATAGACCTTATAAAGGATGCTATCGATGACACAAAGGTAACTATCTTTCATAGATTTGTTGCAGAGGGAAGGATGATAGAGGGGGCATTAAAAGAAGAAGGGATTCCCTATGCCTCTATGAGGAGTGAAGTAAAAGATACAACGAAAGAATATGAGAAATTCAGGAATGATGATAGGGTGCGAGTGATGGTAGCACACCCTCAGTCAGGAGGGATAGGACTTAACTTCACTAATTCTGCGCTGTGCATATATTATTCAACTGATTATTCTATTGAGTCACAACTTCAAAGTGAAGATAGGTTACACAGGATAGGTCAGGAAAAGAATGTAACGTACATACATCTGTTAGCACGACATACTATAGACGAGGAGATATGGAGGGCACAGGCTGAAGGTATCAGCCTAATAGACAGGATAAACAATTACAAATTGTCATACGATGAGATTATAAAAGGAGGCGGCATGAGATGGAAGGAAGAATTTTAAAGTATCGAACAAGAAATCGAAGACATGATTTTGAATCAGGAAAAGTATTAGACGTTAAAAAACTATTGAGTACAATGAATGATACAATGATTGCTGAACGAACTGGGCTGTCACGGGAAAGAGTGAGACAGATACGCCTACGAGAGGGCATCCCTATACCTACTGAATATAGGGGTAAGTGGGCTAAGAATCTACAAGATGTAGATAGTTAAGGCAGACAGTTGACAGATATTGATTGAGTGTATATAGTGTAGGCAATGCTTTAAAAGAGGGGTTATTTATGTAACGTATTACAATTACATAAAACATTCATTTCTTCATTAACAGGGGTCAAAAGGGGAAGGGAAAGAAAGGGAATGCTTCATGACAGAACGACCAGCCGTACTTTCAGGATTCACGCAGGTAGTTTCAACAGTTTGTGGGAATATGTATATTACGATAAACAGTGATGAAACAGGGAAATTAGTAGAATTCTTTGCTACATTGGGGAAAGCAGGAACATGTGGGAAGTCATACAGTGAGATGATCGGAAGGCTAATCACAATCGCTGCTCGCAAAGACACTGACATCAAAAAAATAATCAGAACACTAAAAGGGAACAGATGTGGGAGTGCTACGGATGAGAATGTGAGTTGTGGGGATGCATTCAGTAAAGCGTTAGAAACATTTCTAGCGAGTAAGAAGATATGAAAAAACAGGAACTCAACAAGGAGCACATTTATCAACGCTACTTAACATTAAAAAATATCCTGCCTACAAAAAAACTAATTGCTGAACGCCTGCAAGTAAATCACAACACGCTGTATGGGATAGTACAAGACATGGGGAAAAAGAATGACTAACTTTCTTATTCAAGACTACCTGAAGAACAGGGGTATCCCATTTAAAGAGGCGGGAAATAACATAGGGGACGGATGGATAGGGGTGTCATCTTGCCCTGTATGCCGAGATGAAAGGTATCATTTAGGGGTGAACAAAGAGACAGCGAACTTTCATTGCTGGGTGTGCGGAGCACATGGGGGAATAAGAAGACTGATTCACCTGATAGATGAAGTACCCTATGATAAAACAGAAACAATCCTGCAAGAATACTCAATAAGTAGCACAGATTCTTTTAGCATCAGCTTTAGTAAAAAGAAACCTCAGAGAAAAGAAGTACCTGTTGTGACAGAAGTAGAATTACCTACTCACATTCTCCCTGTCTATGATGCCTTTCATCGTTACCCCTATGTGTTTACTTACCTTCAGGGAAGGGGATTTACACTGAAGGATATAGAAACATGGGATGCATATTTCTGCTATGGGGGAATGTATTCACAGAGATTGATATTCCCTTTGTACATGGATGGGAAATTAATGACCTTCACAGGTAGGGCTGTAGTACCTGCTTCACTTCGCTACAAATCATTATCAAAAGAACTTTCAATACTCCCTATAAAGAACTGCCTGTTTAACTATGACAGGATTGAGGATTACACTTCAGTATGCCTGTGTGAGGGCATATTCGATGCCCTGAAGGTGCAGAAACTTACAGGGGATTTAGGGATTGCTATATGTGGGAAGGTGATGTCAGGTGCTCAAAAGATACTCCTGATGAGGAAGAGGCTCAGCACCCTGACAGTCATGTTAGACAGGGATGCGAGTGCAGGGGGGATAAGACTTGCGACAGAGCTGTCTAGCCTCCTGTCTATCCCTGTGCGTTACTTAGTCCCCACTGTAAAAGACCCAGCCACTGCTACCACAAAGGAGGAACTTGGATGGGTGAATGGGTAATCCCCCCCTATGGGAGGGATATGTTCACGAGACTGCTGCAGTATGTAAGTGAATTGCCCCACCCCCCAGTTATATTTGAAGTAGGCTCAACAAGGAAGAAGGGGAATATAGCAGGGGATGGGTACTCGACACCCCTTTTTGCATATATAGCGAATGAATACGGGGGTGAGTTCTACTCGATAGATATCGACCCTGAAGCTACCCTCGTCAGCACAGAAATATTGATTGAATACAAGATGTTAACAGACAAAGTGCACCTTATCACAAGCGATGTGATAGGGTATATTAAGGATAGCTGGAAGCCCCTGGGGAGAAGGATAGATATATTGTATTTAGATGGGTGGGAGTGGATAGACCCTGACAAGGAAGCCTCAGCCTTCTCCCACTTCATAGTCCTTCGCCTCCTTGAACCCCTGCTGAACCCTACAGCGATAGTGTCAATAGATGATGTGTCGAGTGATGGGGGGGTGGTTACGGGAAAGGGGGAAATCGTGATCCCCTATTTGCTAGGAAAGGGATACGAGATAGAGTGGGGCGGATGTGCGTGTTCCTTGTCAAGGAGTAAACAATGAGTTACCTAGCGGAATTATTTAACCTATTCACCAAAACAAACAATGAATTTTTATCTATAGTTGGGGTAGGTAAATAGTGGGTTTTTTATGGTTTTTATCTAGACCAGGTGGGCATCGCCCACCTGGGTCTATTAGTTTTATAGAGAATAAGATAAAACGTAAGTTTTATAGAATACTCTATAAAACTAACACTAAACTAACTAGAAACATTACTACTACTCCATTAACCATACTAATCACACCACTAGTCACAACTACTAAGCAACTAACCAGACTAACTAATAACTATACTATAACTAGATCATACCACGGTATCACGGTGGGGGTAGCTATGGCCCCATCCCCCATAGACGGATACATTGTGGGTAGTGGATAGGAGGAGGAAACAGTGGGTAACAGAAGATTGAATGGGTTTTATTCTGAGTTGGATGAAGTGGTACGGTCATTGAAAGCTGTACATAATTCCGCTAGATATCAAATAAACGGGAAACTGGGTAGGTGGGAAGATGACTTGAAGGACATAACCGCATTCCTGATTAATATCCGTGGGAAGCGGGTAAAGAACATGTTTGAGATGGGTATTGAGTATTTCGGTAGGGTGGATGAATTCTATAAGAGCATGGGTCAAAAGGGATTCCGGCTTACCCATATGTACAGCCGGCGAACCTGTGACGATTTCAAAGAGTACATTTTTGCACGAGGGAGTCTGTACTGGGATGGGCAGGAAGTAAAAAAAGCCCCTGAACAGGGAAAGGAGATAGACCTTAGGGAGCTAAAGGTCGCATTTAGGAAAAAATGCGCTGAGAACACGGGTTTTAGAGGTTAAAGGGGAAAAGACGATGTTCCCCTCATCTTTTAAGGTTCAGAGTCAGAAAACGCCTCACAGGGGCAGAAAATACGGGAAAGAGGGTGTATGGCAGAAGAGGGGATAGAAGTAAAGTTCTCTTCCTCACAGCATATGCAGGATTGCCTGCTTATGTTAGGGGTAGAAGATGATGAAGTCGCAAAGCATCTGTCAATGTTTATTAAACCCAAGTGCTTCGTCAATGATATAGCAGGTATAGTATGTGGTCTAATCATTGACTACTATATGTTGTATAAATGTGCTCCTAAAGAGCATTTTCCGGATATACTACAGGAGAAATTAGACAAACTCCCTGAGCCTAAACAGGTACTTCTCAGTGAGTATATCTACAAACTATATGAAATCTTCCCTAATAAGGGCTATGTCCTTGATAATCTTGCACAATTTGTGCGTCATACGAATGTCCTGAAAGGCATAGTAGATGGGGCGCAGTTAGTTGAGAAGCAGAAGTACGATCAGGCAGAAAAAATCATAATAAGTGCTTTCCGTACAGGCATAGTAAGTTCTATAGAAGGTATAGAGTATCTCGATGACTTCAGTGCGAGGGCAGAACCAGTGGAGGTGCTGTGTAAAACAGAAATTGAGGCACTGGATGGGATAATTGGGGGAATATGCAGACGGGAATTAGGAGTGTGGTTGGCTAGCACAAATATAGGGAAATGCCTTAAAGTTGGGACGAAAGTAATTATGTATGATGGGTCATTACGGGCAGTAGAGGATATTAAAGTCGGGGAAAAACTAATGGGACCAGATTCTACTCCTAGAACTGTACAGACAACCACTCGTGGGTGTGGAAATTTGTATCAAGTGAAGCAATCAAATGCCATGGATTACATAGTAAATGAACAACATATTCTCGCACTTAGGAAAGCAAATTGGAAGGCAAAGAATTGGGAATCAAAAGCACCTACACTTACTATCCCAGTTACAGAGTTTAAGAAAGTTCTTAATAATATCAAACCAATAAACACCCCAATTCCAAAGAGATGTTATAAAGGTTATAAAGCAAGCTGTTTGCATTTTTATGCTAAAAAACTTTATATCCACCCGTATTTTCTTGGTATGTGGTTAGGTGATGGGAATAAAAGTAGTCTTTATATTTCTTCAGTAGATGATGAAATAATAAAATTTTGTCATGATTATGCTATAAAGTTAGGAGGAACGATTTCAATTAAGAATTTTAAAGGAAGCACAGCAAAAAGAATTTTAATAAAGGAAACTAAATTATGGGAGGAGTTTAAATTATATAATCTCCCATATAATAAACATATCCCACATGATTTTTTAAGTAATTCCGAAGAAAATAGGCTGCAATTACTTGCGGGGCTTATTGATACAGATGGATATATACATAAATCTTCTGCCTATTCAATTACACAAAAAAGTGATGATTTAGCACGACAAATAAAATTCCTAGCAGATAGTTTAGGGTTTAAAACCTGTATCAATAGAAAACCGAGTAGCTGTATGGTAAATGGAATAAAATTTACGGGTGTATATTCTACGGTATTAATTAACGGTGATATATGGAGAATACCATGTAGAATTGCCAGGAAAAAATTAAACCCTTCTAAAAAGAGAGACTATCTTTCTTCAACAATTACTATAGAACCTTATGGTATTGGGGAATATGCAGGTTTCTCTTTAGATGGTGACCACTTGTTTTTATTAGAAGATGGGACAGTAACTCATAATTCATGGGCACTTGGGCATTGCGGGAAAGTAAGCCTAACCCAGCGAACACGCACTCTAATCTATACATTAGAGATGGCTAAGGAGTGGTATGCGACACGGATAGACATGGGAATAACGGGAATGGGCACTAAAAATGAAGTAATTGTCCTTCCCCACTTGGGTGAGAAGTACACAGTAAAGAGTGTCTTTGAAAATAAGGCAACAGTAAGAAAAGCACTCAAATTCCTGAAAAGTCTGGGCGGGCGATTATTGATAAAGGGAATGCCTGAAGGTGGGTTAACACTGAGCAGATTAAAGGAGGATTTAGATATTTTAGAAGCGACAAGGAACTTCATACCTGATATGATAATCATAGATTATGCGGATTTGATGACTCCTGAGACAAAATACAACGAGTATAGGCATGATATAGCAGAAATATATAAAGGTTTACGACAGATAGCCCTTGAGAGAAATTGTGCTGTACTTACAGCATCACAAAGTAATCGGGCGAGTATGGGAGCACGAGTTGTAAGTTTGAAGCATTTTGCGGAAGATATTCAGAAAGCTAATATTGCGGATGTAGTTTTGTCGTTATGTCAAACTGATGAGGAGGCGAAATTATCGAAGATGCGGATTTTCTGCTGCAAAAATAGAAATGGGATTAAGGGATTCCAGATAGAGAATTGGTACTCTTATCATATCGGGCAATTTTCACTGCATTCTCAGTTATACAAAGGTGACGAATTTGGGGAGGAGAAAGTATAATGGAAACGATGAATGACAATAACATATTTCTTGTACTTACCAGGTTTCGTGCTTTATTTGAAACTTCATTAGAACATGAATATAAACTTTTGCGGGGGAGTAGGCAAATATGCCACCATGGAGATGCAAAAGGAATTCCACGTGAGAAAATCTATATAGCTTATGCTAAAGCACATAAGAAATTGATCCGAGAATTCGCTATATCAGGGTGCCCATATAAGCAAATATGGGATTGTAAGAAAGGGGAAGTTAATGATACACATTCCTAAACTAATCATTGGGTTCATCGGAAAAGCAGGAGCAGGTAAAACTACAGTAGCAAATTATTTGATACAGAAATATAATTTTAAAATCTTTTCATTTGCTGAACCTCTGAAACAAATGATAGTTACAGCAGGGATGTGCAAAAGGGAAGAATTATATGGGGTAAACAAGACCGAAAATGCTCGATGGTTAATGCAGAAATTAGGGACTGAAATTTTCAGGAACCAAGTAGACCCTGATTATTGGGTAAAGAGGGGTGGGGCTATAATTAGCCTGCTATTGAAATTGGGTGATGTAGTTATTGATGATGTTCGCTTCCCTAACGAAGCACAGTATATCTCAGACAAGGGAGGATTGCTTGTGAGGGTTGTTCGTGATGGGCACAAAGGGTTAGAAGGAGAATATGGGGAACATGCGAGTGAGCAATTGCAAGATAGTATCATAGCAGATTATGTAATCAGTGCCCCAAGTGGGGATTTACAGACTTTGTACTATGCGTTAGAGAATATTTTAAACATGGAATATGTTATGCAGGTTGGGAAACATGGGTATAATGCATAAGATTAAACAGAAATTGCTATTAGCTCTTATGCAGAGCAGGATGTATAAATGGATGTTGATAAATATTATCCCTTATATTCGGTTCACAACTTATTACACTTCCCTAAGAGGTTGGCAGTACCAGAGAGGATACAAACTCCTAAAATCAGGTGATATAATTCTCGCAGTAGATA